TGGAAAAGACCGACGACCTGATCCAGTACGGGAAAGACCCGGCGGAGCCGAAGCACCGCATCGACCTGTTCGACGCTTCGGTGTTCGCGGCGATCCGCTGCCTGGAGGAGACGGCCAAGGGCACCAAATCATGGAAGTGGTGATGATTTTGAACCTGTTTCAGCGATTGCGCAACAAGCGGGACAAGCCCGACAGCTACGCCGCGTTTTGGCTGGCCCACGACGGCGACGACTGCCTGCCGGGCTATACCCGCCTGTCGGACAACCCGGAGATCCAGACCGCGTGCCTGCGCATCGCGGAGCTGATTGGCGGCATGACCATCCACCTGATGGAGAACACCTCCGAGGGGGATAAGCGCATCATCAACGAGCTGTCCCGGGCCATAGACATACAGCCCAACGGGAACATGACCAGAATGCAGTGGATGACGGCCATCGTCATGACGCTGCTGCTGAAGGGCAACAGCGTGGTGGTGCCCCACACCCACAAGGGCATACTGCAGAGCATGGAGCCCATCGCCGCCGACCGGGTGGACTTCAGGGCCGTGGGCAACTCCCGCCGGGATTACCGGGTAATGATCGACAGGCAGCCGAGGAACCCCGAGGATGTGATGCACTTCGCCTACAACCCGGACCCCGCCTGGCCGTGGAAGGGCCGGGGCGTGACGGTGACGCTGAAGGAGATCGCCGGGAACCTGAAGCAGGCGGAAAAGACCAAAAAGGCCTTTCTTTCCAGCGAATGGAAGCCGTCCATCATCGTGAAAGTGGACAGCACGAACGGCATGTTCGCCCAGCCGGAGCAGCGGAAGAAGTTCCTGGAGAGCTACGTGAAGCCGCCGTACCAGGGCGCGCCGTGGCTGATCCCCGCCGACCAGATCCAGGTGGAGCAGGTGAAGCCGCTGACGCTTTCGGACCTGGCCATCAAGGACACCGTGGAGATGGACAAGCGCACCGTGGCCGCCGTGTTCGGCGTGCCGCCCTACCTGCTGGGCGTGGGCGAGTTCCACCGGGACGAGTGGAACAGCTTCGTGCAGACCCGGGTGAAGACCATCGCGCTGATCATCCAGCAGGAGATGACCCGGACACTGCTGACCAGCCCGAAGTGGTATCTGGTGCTGAACTACTGGAGCCTGATCGACTACGACCTGAAGGCGGTCTCCGACGTGCTGCTGGCCGGCGCGGATCGCGGCTATGTGAACGGCGACGAGTGGCGCGACAGGATGCACATGGAGCCCGCAGGGCTGAAGGACTACAAGGTGCTGGAGAACTACATCCCATATGAGGACTCCGGCAACCAGAAGAAGCTGGTGCAGAATGATTGATTTGACACTGAGCTGCCCCCGGGCCAGCTATGACCGGGAAATGCGCATCAAGTGCAGTGCCGGCGACCTGTGCGGCCACCAGCGCTACAAGCCCTGCAAGGGCTGGTGCGTGCTGACGGAACAGGCGGGCAGTTGCCCGCTGCGAAAGGAAGATGACCATGGAGCGAGCAATGAGGCAGCTGCGGACAGTGGCGACACAGTTCGCAACACGCGAAGACGGCGACGCGCCGCACATTGAGGGCTACTTCGCCGTATTCAATTCCATTTACGAAATCGCGCCGGGCATGAGCGAGAGCATCGCGCCGGGCGCTTTTTCCCAGACCCTGGCGGGTGACGTCCGGGCGCTGGTAAACCACGACACGACCCTGGTGCTCGGCAGGACCAAGGCGCACACGCTGCGGCTGACCGAGGACGAGCGCGGCCTGTGGGGCGACGTCGAGATCAATCCGAAAGATCGTTCGGCCATGGACCTCTATGAGCGCGTGAAGCGGGGCGACGTGGACCAGTGCTCCTTTGGCTTTGAGATCGTCAAGGAGGACACCGAGGTCCGAGACGACGGCTCGATCCACTGGACCATCCGGGAGGTCAAACTGTACGAGGTGTCTGCGTGCACCTTCCCGGCCTATGAGGCCACGAACATCTCCGCGCGGGAGCGGGAGCGCGACCACATCATGGCGCGCAGCCTGGAGGCGTGGAAGAACACCATGAGCGCCCGGCTTCGCCGGGCTGAGCCCGGAGCGAACTGATCGTTCGCCGGGCGAAACCCGCGCTTGCCGCAGGCAGTAGCGCGGGGCGACGAAGAAAGAGAGGATCAACCATGGCACTTAAAGCGCTGCTGCTGAAGAAGCAGATCGACAACAAGCGCAAGGCTCTGAACGAGCTGCTGGAGAAGCGCAAGGCCCACGAGGCCCGCGAGGCCGAGCTGACCAAGGCCATCGAAGAGGTGGAGACCGAGGAGCAGCGGAGCGAGGTGGAGGGCATGGTCACCGAGTTCGAGTCTGAACGCGACGCGAACGAGACCGCCATCGCCGACCTGGAGGGCGAGATCGCCGGCCTGGAGAGCGACCTGGAGGCCGAGGAGGCCAAGCAGAACACCGAGCCGCCCGCCGGCACCGAAGGCACCAACGACCCGCAGACGCCTGCGGATAACAACGAACGGAGGAACAAGAAGATGCTGAACCGCACCCAGATCCCCGGCATGACCCTGCGCGACAGGATCGCCGACATCACCACCCGCGACGAGGTGAAAGACTACCTGGCCGAGGTCCGCACCGCCATGAAGGAGAAGCGGGCCCTGACCAACATCGGCGTGACCATCCCCGAGGTCATGCTGGGCCTGATCCGCGAGAACATCACCGAGTATTCCCGCCTGTACCGCCACGTGACCGTGCGCCCCGTGGGCGGCACCGCCAAGCAGAACATCATGGGCCCCGTGCCGGAGGCCATCTGGACCGACTGCTGCGCCAACCTGAACGAGCTGTCCCTGGCCTTCTATCAGCTGACCATGGACTGCCACAAGGTGGGCGGTTACTTCGCGGTCTGCAACGCCACCATCGAGGACAGCGACGTCAACCTGGCCACCGAGCTGCTGAGCGCCATCGGCCAGGCCATCGGCATCGCGCTGGACCACGCCATACTGTATGGCCGCAACGCCAGCGGCACCATGAACATGCCCCAGGGCATCGTGAGCCGACTGGTGCAGACAGAGGAGCCCGCGACCTATCCCGCCGTGGCCAGGCCCTGGGCTGACCTGCACACCAGCAACGTGATCAGCATCACCGCGGCCAACAGCACCGGCGTGAAGCTGTTCCAGAGCCTGATGACGGCCATGGCTGCCGCGAAGCACAAGTATGGCACCGGCGGCCTGGTGCACGTGATGAATGAGACCACCCACACCAAGCTGAAGGCCGAGGCCATGAGCATCAACGCCGCCGGCGCGGTGGTCAGCGGACTGGACGGCACCATGCCCGTGATCGGCGGCGCCATCGTGGAGCTGTCCTTCATCCCGGACAACGTGATCATCAGCGGATACTTCGACCTGTACATCCTGGCCGAGCGCGCCGGCAATAAGTTCGCGTCCAGCGAGCACGTGCGCTTCCTGCAGGACCAGACCGTGTACAAGGGCACCGCCCGCTATGACGGCGACCTGGCCATCGCCGAGGCCTTCGTGGCCATCGGCATCAGCGGCGCGACGCCCACGGCGACGAGCACCTTCCCGACCGACACGGCCAACTGATGGGGCCCGCTGCGGCGGGGACCTCATCCGGCCCGGCCCAGCTGAAAACAGTTTACTGGACTGTTTTCCGGGCGCTACGGCCTCCCCAGAGGGGAAGGCAATCTGAGAGGATGGTGAGCGGATGGAAACGCTGCTGAACATGCTTAAAGTCGACCTGGGCATCCGCCAGACCACGGCTTACGACGCGCGGCTGGACCAGCTGCTCACCGCCGCCCAGGCAGCCATCGCCCGGGAGGGCGTGGGCAGCCTGGACATCGAAAACCCGGAGGACGCCCAGCTGGTGGTGATGTACGCCGCATGGCTGTGGCGGCGCCGGGACGAGATGACCGGCATGCCCCGGATGCTGCGCCTGGCGCTGAACAACCGCGCGTTCTCGGAGGTGGCGACACATGGCGAGGGATGACGTCATCTACCTGATCAAAGGCTCGGAGAGCGCCCACGGCGTGCACACGCAGGTGGAGCAGACCGAGCGGGAGGTGTTCTGCCGGGTGAGATCCGTGGGCCGTTCCGAGTTCTACACTGCGCTGAACGCGGGGATGCAGCCTGAGTACGTGTTCGTGGTCTCCGTGGCCGACGAGTACGAGGGCGAGCGGAAGCTGCGCTACCGGGACAGGATCCTGGACGTGGTGCGGACCTATGAACCGGACGACGGGAGCATCGAGATCACCGCAGGAAGGAGCGACGACGGATGAACCGCATCGACCAGCTGATCGACCGGCTGAACGCCATCGAGGGCCTGGCCTTCACCCGGGACGCCTGGGAGAACAAGGCCCCGGACGACTACGGCGTGGTGGAGCTGACCGGCCAGTCGGAGGCCGTATGGGCCGACGACGCAATGGCGGAGCAGGCGTTCACACTGCGGATCACCCTGTACGTGCGGGACGGCGGGGAGCAATGGCTGGGCCTGGTGCAACAGGCCATGGCCGACTGCGACCTGGTGTACGGCCTGCCGGAGCGCGGCTTCCTGTACGACATCAACAAGGTGGAATGGCGGTGGACGGCGCGGCTGTACGGCCCCCTGGAGGGTGAGGACGATGGCACGGCTGACGATTGACTACGGCGGCTTTGACAGGATCGAGGCGTCGTTCGACGGTATGAGCCGGGACAGCATCCGGAAGATCGTGGAGGCCGGCGCGGCGGCCGCCGTCGAGGAGATGCGCAAGGCCATCGTGGAGGCACGGCATGTGCGCACCGGCAGCATGCGGGACAGCGTGCGCGCCGGGGACTACCACGAGACCCTGGGCGGGGGCTACATGAGCGTGTACCCCCAGGGCGAGGACCGCCACGGCGTGTCCAACACCGTGAAGGCGTTCGTCATCAACTATGGCCGCGGAAAGAAGAAGCGGACCGCCCGGATGGGCGACAGGTTCATAACGGGCAGAGAGGACAAGACCGAGGCGATCGTCACCGCGGCCATGCAGGCCGAGGCGGACCGCCTCATCGACGAAGCGAACCGATAACGGAGGAATGATAAATGGCAAGAATCGGACTGAAGGGGCTGACCTACGCGCCGATCACCGGCGGCGGCGACGGCTCGGCGGTCACCTACGGCGCGGGCAAGGCCCGCACCGGCCTGATGATGAAGGCGGACGTCACGATCGAGCGTGAGGATGTTAAACAGTACGGCGACAACGCCATGCAGGAGCACGCCAACGGCGTGACCGGCGGCACGATCGGGCTGGAGCTGACGCGCCTGTCCGACGAGGACAAGACCGGGCTGCTGGGCTACATCAGCGAGAGCGGCAACATCCTGAAGGTGGTGGACGCCGACGCGCCCTACGTGGGCTTCGGCTACATCACCAAGGAGATCGCCAACGGCGTGGCCAGCTACATCGGCTACTGGTACCACAAGGTCCAGTTTGGCATGGACAGCGACAGCGCCGAGACCAAGGGCGAGAACAGCGCGTTCCAGTCGGTCAACCTGACCGGCGCGATCATGGGCGTGCAGCTGACGTCCGGCGGCCCCATGGAGTACTACATGACCAAGAGCGACCCGACCGAGACCGCGATCCGGAGCTGGCTGAACGGCCTGGCGGGCGTCCAGTAAAGACGACGACCTGACCGACGGGGAGGACATTTCCTCCCCAATTTTTGCGATAAGGGGAAATGACATCATGGTAAAGACGACGATCAACGGGAAGACCTACGGGCTGCGCTTCGACCTGGAGGCGCTGGAGAGGATCGAGGAGGAGTTCGGCAGCATGAAGGAGCTGTTCGCGCTGCTGCAGAGCGGCAAGGGACAGGTGAAGCTGATGAAAAGGCTGTTCCTGATCATGGCCAACGCCCAGCGGGGCTATGAGGGGAAGCCCGAAGACATCGGCGAGGAGGCGCTGAAGCACGCGCGCCTGACGGTGCTGGCGGACATCCGCGCGGCCCTGGATGAGGGCATGAAAACCGAGACCATGAACGGCGGGGAGGCCGACGACGACGTGCACGACGGCTACCTGGAGGAGATCGAGAGGGACGAAAAAAACGCCTGAACGCCCGCGGGATGCGCGCGCGGGAGTACTACAGCTGCGCGCTGATCGCGGGCATCGGGATTTCGGAGGCCCGGCACACCCTGCCGGGCTGGATATTGGACATGTACAAGCTGCGGATCGAGTACGACGCCCGGATGATGGGCGCGAAGATCCTGCGGCGGACGGGGCTGCTGTGAGGTGATTGAGGCATGGCCAACAAGGAGATCAAACAGACGATCCGGCTGGACGGAGAAAAGGAATATAACGCCGCCATACGGGAGGCCCAGCGGAACCTGCGCACGCTGCGGAGCGAGCTGAAGGCCGAGACCGCCGAGCTGGGGGCAAACGCCACGGCCCAGCAGAAGAACGAGGCCAGGTCCAAGAGCCTGCAGAAGCAGATCAAGGAACAGGAAGAGATCGTCAAGACGCTGCGCCAGGCGCTGGAGGAGGCAAAGAAGGACTACGGAGACAACGAGGACGTGGTCGCCAGGTGGGAGACGAAGCTGAACGATGCCCGGGCCACGCTGGGCAACATGAAGAACGAGCTGGACGGGCTGGGCCAGGCCTACGAGGGCGTAAACGAGA